GCCTCAAAGCGGCCCGACACGCTCTGAAGCAGGGTGTCAACGCTTGTGTTGAGCGTTGTCGTTTGGTTCACAAGGGTCAAAATATCATCTTCAAGTGCCATGAGCTTTGGCCTCCACTGCTGCCAGTCTTTGAATAAGGGATTGAGTCAGCTGCGCCTGCCTCTGCTGCTCGGCGGCGATCTTTGCAATAAAGGCCGCTATGCTGAGGTTCATTCGTTCGCCTGGACCCGTGACCGTGACTGCCGCCGCGGGCAGCTCGTCAAGGTAGAGGTCAAAGGCCAGTAGCAGCTGCTGACTTCGGACTTTGTAGGCAATGAACTTGTCTGAGCCGGTACCAAAAACGGCAAAGAGCACGCCCGTATTGGTGAGAAAGCCGACTTCACGAATGGGAAATTCGAGCGCAGCCTTGTCGGCTGTAGCCGTGATATGGACCAAGGCCGCGCCCTCGCGGCTTGAAGTATCGACAGGTATATTATCCTGCTGCTCGCTGAGCGAGCTTGCCGACGCCGTGAGCATAGCCTTGCCGCTACCAAGCACGAGCCTTTCAATAGAGAATGGCTGGCCTGTGGCTATAGCCTCGGCTATAGCGTTTCGTCCGGCGTCTGTTACGGTGGGTTTGAATATGGCGCTCATAATTTCACCTCAAAACGGGCCACTGGAGTCGCGCGAGCCGTCGCATATAGGGCAAGCCTTTTTTCGCCGACAAATTCAACTTCAAGTTCAAAGAGGGTCCGAACTGGCTTGAGAAGTGTCGTCAGTCTCAGAACTTCCGCGCGAAGCTCGGGCGTCAGTGGATCGCCTGATACTTTCAGCTTGAAGCGGAAAGGCTGGCCGTTCGGGCGCTCGATTATCTCGACGTTCGCATTGATCGCCTTATATGCCCGCTCAATCGCAGCCTTGGTGCCGCGAAGCTTTCTAATGACTAGATATTCCCGAATCAGGGCCCGCTTTTTTTCGGTGCTGATGGCATCCGACCAAATTTCAACCCCGAGGGACCACGCCAGGTAAGGCAGGAAAGTTTCAGACACTTTGTCTGGATTCCATAGCCTTTCGATCTCAAAGTCGAGGTCAGTGGCCCTAAATATGGACTCTTCAAGCGCCCGCTCAAACGGTGTCGAGTTTTTCGGCAAAAGGGATTCTTTCATGTCGCTACCCCCGGCGCTAAGTTTTCGCCAATCGTCTCAGCTGAGATGTCGGGCGTTGGGGTCCCATCGGGCGCTTTTTTCGTTTGGTCCCAGCTAATGAGCGGCGCTGTGTCTACGGCCCCATCAAAGTTTTCTGGTGCAGCGCCATTGATCGAAAGAAGGTCAACCCTAACGACGTTAGGGACGGTCAACGCCGCATAGAGTCCCGATAAGGATACGCCAGAGCCGATGCGATAGCGTTCAGAGCGATAGGCTGAGAGTCTTTTGATTGCCTCGTCCAATACCAGAGCCTTGTCAACTCCAGCTTCAACCAGGATCCTGGCCTTGATTGAAAGCTCTTTGATAGTTGCATTGACAACACTAAGGTCATCGGTCAAGGGCTTGACTTCGTTTGACTGTAGCTTTGCGTCAATTTCTTTTCGGCTCGCTTCTTTCGATCCAGTATCGGAGTGATCCGAGAACAAAAGGACAACCCGAACACGGCCTGCTGCCCTTGGGTTATAGACCTTCACATCCGACAGGTTCAAAGTCAGACCAAACTCTTTGACCTTGGCAATGTAGCTGGCTTCGGTGCCTGCCGTGCTAAATTCGTCAAACTTTAGGAGCGCACGCGATAGAAGAGAGCTGTCAGACTCTTTGATTGGCTCCCTCGAGATTGGATCAATTCCAGGCAACGCATTTCGCTCGACACCAAAGAACGAGACGAGGTTATCAAGGTTGCTACCCTTCGAGAATGGCAAGAGCACTTCCCGCGCCGCATCGTTCACGCGCTGGCGCAGTAGCAGTTCCCTATAGGCTGCAACTTCAATAATTTTGGCCGCTGGGTCGGAGTCATAAAGGGTATAGTCGGGCGCTTCCAGCTTCATTAGCTCAAGGAACTTGCCCGTCATGGCCTTTTTGATTTCAGAGAATGACAAAGGCTCAATAATGCTCGGCGCTGGAAGGCGCGAGAGGTCAATGGTCGAGCTGCTGACAACGCCTTGTGATTCGATAGTGTCGGTCATATGCCAATCCTTTCCAGGACGCGCTCTTGCGTAGGCTTATATTTTCCGAGCAGCTCGATTTCCAGGCGTCCCCCGCCAAGGTTTTTTACCTGGACTGATTCCAGGTCAAACCTTGGTTCAAATCTTGTAATGGCTTCTGTGATCGCAGCCGCAAAGTCGATGGACTCGGTCGCTGGCCTATCAATAAGCGAAAAGAGCCGCGAGCCATACGCGCGGTTTGTGACACGCGATCCCAAGGGAGTCGTAAGGATATCAATCAGGGATTGCCGAAGGTGTTCCCTGTCGGATTTTATGAGTTTACCTGTGGATCGACTCATGCCGCTCATGCGCCACCTCCTGGTGGGGACGTATCAGAACCCGGCGCAGCTGATTTATGCGTGTGAGTTTTAAGCGATACCGCTCCGGCCTTCACGTCGGCTGCCGTGATTTCGCCGTCCACGCTAAGGCCGCCTGATACCTTGCCAATGCTCATGCCGCCGCTCGATGCCGCGATGCCGCCTGTGGCTACGCTTGGCGCTGACACAGCGCCGCCGAATGTTCCCGCGCCTATCACGGAAAGGTTCCCGCCAATTTCAACATCGGCGCTGAAGCTGGCTTTGGGCGTGGTGAAGCTCACGGACTCGGTTGCAGTTACATTTAATTTTAATGCGGTTATGGTAAGTGTGCCGCCTGATACGCTCAGAGCCATATCACCTGAGCTGCCAACTGTTATGGTCAGCTTGTGCGCGGCCTTATCGTATTCGATTGCGGTCCCGTCCGAGTAGCGCCGAACGTCTGTTGTCTTGCCTGAAACGTCAGCTTGCTTTGGAATGGACCCAATCACAAAGCCTTCGGATGGATCGCCCTGGGATATGACCAGGACTTGCTCGCCAACTTCCGGGAGCCACATGGATAAGTCCCCGGCATGGGCTCTTGTTGAAAGGACGGGCAGAAAGTCTGTCTCTGCTTCGTCGTCGATCAAAACTTTCACTTGGCCCGAAGAAGCGTCAACAGCGGACACAAAAGCAACTATCAGGCTATTTTGCAATGCCCTTTCGTGCTCTGATAGTGCTGCATAGATCTGATCCACTGCCCGACTTTCATGGCTCGCCTTCCTGGCTTTGTTTGCCTAAAATTTGGGGCTTTCCCTTTGCCCCTATGGCTTTCTATTCTGACTCACCGAAGGCAATCACCTTCGGAAGATTTCCTGCTTTCCATTGGCCGATTTTCGGCCTTAAAACCTAAAACGCCTAGACGCCTTTTCTATCAAGGCGTTTGCAAATTCTCCTCGTACCATTCCCACTTCGTCCAGCTGTCATCGCCGACCCGTATGACTATCTCAAACTCTGCGGCCCACGCTTCCACGAGCGAGACTTTGAGGTCAAAGTTGTCGTCATTGGCTCCCGTGAACTTCGCAGGCATCACCCTTCCCTTATCCGGGCTCAACACCTTATCGTGCAGCACGGCTGCAATCCTTGCCACTGCGTCCCTGCAAACAAAGCTGGCGTCTGGCTGCTTGCCCGATACCACAAGCCTAAGCTCCCAGCGTGACCTCAGCTCGACCTCTCCCGTCATCGGTTCAGGTTCCCTGTCAAGGCTGACCATTTCGACAAAAAGAGCAGGAAGCTTTTTTAAATTCTCATCGCTCGGGTATTCGCTCTGAATGTCGAGTTTTTCCCCAAATTCTTTGCGCATGAGCGACTTGATTCGCTCATAGATGCCTTTGAATATTGACTCTAAAGCCATTAGTCGAATAACCCCGCTCTCAGTTTTATTTCACGCTCCAAAGCATTGATGAGCCTACTTGATACCTCCGAGCGTTCCTGAAGAATTGCCCGGTCGGCTGCCTTTTTAATGCCTATCCTCTCTTCAAAGAGCGGGAACTTATTTCCGCCTTGGCGGACGAACACAAAGCGCCGTGCGCTTCCCCGCTTTCGGTCGGCAAAGTTGATGAATGCGCCGCGAAAAAACCGCCCGTTGACCGAGACGCCTCCGCCAGACTCAGAAACCTTGGACGCGGCCAGAATCGCTGGGACCGAGTATGTGAGTATATTCATGATCCCATAGGTCTTTTTTTCGTTGGGTTGCCACAAAAAAACTTTGTGTGCCAGAACCCGCTCCAAGACCCTCGTCTCTTGCCCCATCGTTCGCTTGGCCCGGCTGAATGATCCGCGCAACGTTTTTGAAATTGCGCTAATAATTGCCTTTTTCAAAGCTGCCTCGGAAAGCCTCATTTGCTCAGAAAACTCGACGAGTCTATCGACTTCAAGGCTAAAGTTCGCCATGCTGAACCCCATCAAGCTCTTCCGATAGCTCGACCCTTGTCATGCCTTGGTAGTCCTGCATGATTCGGCTGATTTCAAATCGGTCGCCTTGATACTGAACCGAATCATCAGGCGTGAGTCCTTCCACGTCCCGACTTTGAAACGTAATCACATGGCCCTTGGTCCCGATCTCGTGGCCGTCAAGGGCTCTCATCAGGTAGTTCGTTGTAAATAGGCTTTTGACAATGCGGCCTTTGAGGGTTCCGGTGATTATAGTCACCTCTTCCCTTTTGCCCTGATCCTTGAAAATTGTCGCAAGGTCTTTGTCCATTGTCATTTCAAAAGCCATTTTCAAAACTCCAAGACCTATCAAGTTGTGGCCGAGGTCCAAACGTCGTCAAAATACGCGAACGATTGCGGATGGCGCACGGCGACATCAATATCTTGGAGCGCACGAATCCGAATGGTACCGGCATCTGAGCCAGGTCCATACGGGTTTACCATCATATCGAGTACCGACCATTCTCCGATTATGATATCGGAGAAGTTTCCAAATAAAAGAACAGATAGGTTTGCCTTGGTCGCGCCCGATGCGCCTTTGCTGAGGTTTCCAGGAACGACGTTAGAGACTGCGCAGCGGTAGCCGTTCACCATGCCGTCACCATCTCCCATTGCTCCTTCCCAAAGATACCCTGAGACTGAGTCAGCTTTGAGCGTCGTTTTAAGAGCGCCGCGCACCCGCGCATTGGTAAGGTAGGCAAGGGTACCAATGTCTGCATTTGATTCTGCCACTCTCTCTTCAAGTTCCACAAGCTTCGCATAGCTCAGCTTTCCGCCCGATGCGCTGATTGCCGGGTGAGCAACATTCGTTTGGTTCACAACGCCAATCGGCTGATTGGTTGGGTATCCGCTCCCATCCATTGCCTTGCCGAAAAGAGTCACTCGGTCAATCTCACGAGCGATCACGCTTGCAATGTCGTTCATGACGAACTGGTTCACGCTCACTGAGCT